TGCAAATAAAAAAGCAGAACCTAAATTTAACAACATGAATGATTTACAAAAAGGTGTAGCAGTAAACAAAGAAGCAAAATCTGAAACTGTATCTGAAACTAAATCATCTTTAACATTTGGTAAATAATGGGATCTCCTAGTGCATCTGGTGGTAATGGAAGACAAGACGCTGGACCAAAAAGAACAGTAGCACAAAAATATACTGCACCAAAAGTAATAGGTGTAGATAAATTTGGTAATAAAATTACACAAGGTACTGGTAATTATAAAACCATAAATGAAAAAGGAAAAACAGTTGGAAGCACTTTTATAAGTGAAGGTGCTAACAAATCTAATAGATCTATAGACAACTTGCCTTTTGGTGGAACAAAAATTGTAGCAACAATGTTAAAAAAACCATTAGCTAAAGGTGCAAAGTATAATAGAAAAGCATTTGAAAATTTAGTTATAGGAAATAAAAAAGCAGGAAGCAACATTAGAATTAATAGAGCCGAATGGGATGCAATGAGTGATGCTCAAAAAGAAAAAATTTATAGTACACATCAAAAAAATAGAATGGCAGGTAAAACAGATTTTTATGGTAGAACAGTTAGACAAGGTGGTGATGGTGGTAGTAATCAAGTAGTACAAGCACCTGTTCAAAAAGTTGAAGAGTTACCACAACAAGTTAAAGCACCAGAGTCTGTAATGACTTCAGAAGAAGCAAGAGCAAAAGCAAATTTATTACTTAAAAAAAGAAGAGGAACAAGAACTAAAAGTTCTCTAATAGCTACATCTCCTCAAGGTATAACAGATGATAAAGGTTTAACTTTGGGTCAAAAAAGTTTATTAGGATAATATGCAAACAGATTTAACAAAAAAATTATTAAAAAGATTTGATAGATTAAAATCTAACAGACAAAACTGGGAGTCTCATTGGCAAGAAGTTGCAGATTATATGCAACCAAGAAAAGCAGATGTAACTAAATCAAGATCTAAAGGTGACAAAAGAACTGAATTAATTTTTGATAGTTCACCATTACAAGCAGTAGAATTACTTGCAGCATCACTTCATGGTATGTTGACAAACCCTTCTACAACTTGGTTCTCATTAAGATTTAAAGGTGAAGAACTTTCAGATAACGATGAAGCAAAAGCCTGGTTAGAAAATGCTACTGAAGTTATGTACAAAGCTATTAACAGATCAAACTTTCAACAAGAAATATTTGAACTGTATCATGATCTAATTACATTCGGTACTGCAGCAATGTTTATCGAAGATGATGAAGAAGATGTTTTAAAATTTTCTACAAGACATATTAATGAAATTTATATTTCTGAAAATGATAAAGGTAGAATAGATACAATATTTAGAAAATTTAGATTAACTGCTAGAGCTGCAATACAAAAGTTTGGTGAAAATGTTTCAGACAGTATTGTAACTAAACATAAAAAGGATCCATACGAAGAAGTAGAAATACTTCATGCAGTATATCCTAGAGCTGACTTTGATCCTAAGAAACAAGATAAATCTAATATGCCATTTGAATCTGTTTATTTAGAAGCAGGAACAGGTGATGAATTATCTGTATCTGGATTTAGAGAGTTTCCTTTTGTAGTACCAAGATACTTAAAAGCATCACACGAAATTTATGGTAGATCTCCTGCAATGACAGCATTGCCGGATGTTAAAATGTTAAATGAAATGTCAAAGACTACAATTAAGTCTGCACAGAAACAAGTTGATCCACCTTTACTAGTTCCAGATGATGGATTCATATTACCAGTAAGAACAGTACCTGGTGGTTTAAATTTTTATAGAAGTGGAACAAGAGATAGAATTGAACCATTAAACATTGGAGCAAATACTCCATTAGGTTTAAACATGGAAGAGCAAAGAAGAGATTCAATTAGAAATGCTTTTTATGTAAATCAATTAATGATGCAAAGTGGTCCACAAATGACAGCAACAGAAGTTATCCAAAGGAACGAAGAGAAGATGAGATTACTTGGTCCAGTTCTTGGTAGACTTCAATCTGAATTATTAAAACCATTAATCGATAGAGCATTCTCATTATTGATTAGAAAAGATTTGTTTGGACCTATTCCAGAATTTTTATCTGGTCAAGATATAGAAATTGAATATGTATCACCATTAGCTAAAGCACAAAAATCTGCAGAGTTACAATCAATTATGAGAGGTATAGAAATTATGGGTCAACTATCAAATGTTGCTCCAGTATTTGATCATTTAAATATGGATAAACTTGTTAAACACTTAATGGATATTGTTGGAGTTCCACAAAAAGTTTTAAAATCTTCTAGTGAACTTCAAGATGAAAGAGAACAAGCACAACAACAACAAGCACAACAACAACAAATGAATCAAATGCAACAAGTTGCTGAGTCTGCAGGTGCTGCTGCACCAATGGCAAAAGCATTACCAGAAGAAACTAAAGCATTAATAGAGGAAAATTAAAAACCATAGAAAGGATCTTATGCAAGATGAAAAAGCTGTACAAGCGTATATAAAAAAATTAAAAGAAGATTATCAATTCACATTTTCATCAGAGGAAGGTAAACAAGTTTTATCTGATCTGGAGAAGAGATGTCATTATCATACTTCAACCAATGTAAAAGGTGATAGTCATGAAAGTGCATATCAAGAGGGTCAACGAAGCATCCTTCTATTTATTAAACAAATGCTTCAAAAGGAAAAGGATAAATAATGTCAGAAGAACAGATAACACAAACTGATGTGCCTGTAGCAGAGACAACTGAAACTACTACAGAAGCACCAAAACAAGAAACACAAATAGAGCAATCAGTTCCAACTGTTGCTAAGTCTTGGAAAGAAGCAATCTCAGAAGAATTTAGAGAAGATCCAAACATTGCTAAATTTACAGAGATAGATGCGTTAGCTAAATCTTATATCAATGCTACAAGAATGATTGGTCAAGATAAAGTTGCAGTACCAAATAATAATTCAACAGATGATCAATGGAATGAAGTTTATGATAAACTTGGCAGACCAGAATCACCAGACAAATATAAACTAGAAGCTAACTCAGATGTTGTACCATTAGATGAAAGTGCAATAAAACAATTTGCAGAGAATGCTCATCAACTTGGTTTAAATAATAAACAAGCACAAGGTATCTTAGAGTTTTATAAAAATTCTATGGAAGGTTCTGCACAACAAACTAAAATTGATACTGAAACTTCTCAAGCACAAGCCGAACAAGAGTTAAGAAAAGAATGGGGTAGATCTTATGATGATAATATTAAAAGAGCTGCTCAAGTTGCTAAAGCTAATATGAACGCAGAAATATTAGATTTAACTTTATCAGACGGAAGAAGATTAGGTGATCATCCAGAAATCATTAAAGGTTTTGCAAACATTGCTAATCTTATGTCAGAAGATAAAATGATTGGTACTGGAGAAGATAATTCTACATCCGGCAGAGATCTTAATGAAGAGATAAGTAAAATTGTTAATGATCGTGATGGACCATATTGGAATAAATCTCACCCAGAACATGATAAGATAGTACAACAAGTGTTCACTTTAAGATCGATGATGAATGACTAAAGAAGAAATAAGACTAGAAATATTAAGAGCAGTATTGGAAAGTGGATCGGAGTTAATTAAATCTGATCCCTTGCCAAGCTGTGAAAAATATTATAAATGGGTTTCTATGGAGAATGAAAATTCTTCTAAGAAAAGTAAGACAACTCGAAAGAACCTTACTGACAACAAGGAATAGACTTGTAGTCTAAAAGACTTTAAATCCAAGAGAAGCCAGAATTTCTGAGAACTCCTCTGTTTTGTTTTAACATTAACTTAACAATGAAGGAGACATAATATGTCAACTCAAATAACTACAGCATTTGTAGAACAATATAGTTCAAATGTACAAATGTTGTCACAACAAAAAGGTTCTCTTCTTAGAGATAAAGTAAGATTAGAATCTGTAACTGGTAAGAACGCATTCTTCGATCAAATCGGAAGCGTTACTGCTACAGTAAGA